CTAGCCTTCCAAGCTTGTGACGCGGGTTCGATTCCCGCTACCCGCTCCACCGTTATAGTACATTTCCGCCGGTGGCGGCGCTCCTGTCGCCAGTGCGAGGATGCCGGCGAGCCTGCCGGACAGCTCGATCGAGACGCCGCGCTTGCCCTCGGGCGCCGGCGTGATCGTCACGCGGTCGATCAGGCTGCGGACGAACGGCGCGTCGTCGGGCCCGATCGTCGACCCGATCCGAGCCATTCGCCGGCGATAATCGTCGGCGATGCCGGGATGCAGGGTGAGGACCGAGAGCGCGTCGAGGTCCCGGCGCCGGCTTTTGATCCCTTCGCGATCGACTCGCGCCGCGGCGAGGACCGCGCGCACCTCCTCGATGTCCCCTCCCCTTTCGCCGAAGGCCTCGACCAGGCGCGCGATCTTCGCGTCGATCGCGGCGAGCGCCCGATCCAGCTTGGCTCGCCGGCGGCCGACCTCGGCCGACCGGCGGGCATGCTCGCGGTGAAATTCGCGGACGTAGGCCGCGACGACGTCCGGGTTGAGCATCTTGTCCCCGAGCCCCGCAAGCACCCTTTCCTCAAGCAGGCGCCCCGCGACGGTGCGGTTGTTCGAGCAGCCGCGGCCGTCGCGCCAGCGGCCGCAACCCCATCGGTCGCGGCTGGCGATCGTGTAGCCGCCGCCGCAGACGCCGCAGACCGCCAGCCCGGACAGGAGATGCTTCGGACGTCGGGCGCGCTCGGGCCGGTCCGGCTGCGCGTGCCGAGACCGCAGGACCTGGACGCGCTCCCAGAGGTCGCGGCCGACGATCGCCAGCTCGGGCGCCGGCTGCACGATCCAGTCCGCCTCGGCGTTCGGCCGGATGCGCGTCTTGCGCGTCCGGGGCTCCGGCACCTTGCTCGTTCGCGCATGGACGATCTCGCCGACATAGAGCCGGTTCTGCAGCATGCCGTTGCGCCGGCGCCGATCGCCGGCGATCGTGCTGGCGCGCCACGATCCGCCCCTCGGCGCCGGGATGCCGTCGCGATTGAGCCCCTCGGCGATCGCCCGCGGGCTCGAGCCGGCGGCGTATTCGGAGAATATCCGGACGACGACCTCGGCCTGGTCCGAGTCGATCGTCCGCTCGCCGCGGACGAGATCGCCGCGCCCGTCGAGCCGGGGCGCCTTCAGATAGCCGTAGGCGAGGCCTGCCGGGATGCGGCCCGACGCCACGACCGCGGCCTGGCCGCGCCGAGTGCGGGCTCCCAAATCCTTACGAAAGCGGGCGTCGAACAGTCCTTTGATAGTCCCGGTTATGTCGTCGACGACGCCGTCAAGTAATGTGAACAATCGGGCGCCGGCATATTCGATCCGCTCGCGAACCGCGAAGGCGTCGCCCTGGTGGCGGGCGATGCGGTCGGTCGACTCGGTGAGCAGCTGGTCGACTCCCCCGGCCTCGATCGCGGCGATCGCGGCGAAGAGACCGGGACGGGCGTCCTCGCCGATGCCGGCGGCGCCGCTGATCGCCTCGTCCTTGTGAACGCCGACGACCTCCCATCCCTCCTGCACGCAGCGGGCGCGGCAGAGAGCGACCTGGTCGTCGGCCGACCGGCTATTCTGCAGCGTCGAGCTGAACCGGGCGTAGATGATCGTTCGCACGGGCGGAGCCTCGGGGGAGAAGGGCGTCAAATTGGCGCGCCACGGCGGCGCGTGCAAGGGCCTCGGCGAGCTCGACCAGCTCGGGCGGAGGCTGCGGGGCGGCTGGAGCCTGCATCAGGCGGCGGTCCGGACCGCGCTGATCGGCCGCGGCCCGCGGCCCCCGTTCCAGAACCAGGCTTCCGCGACGATGACGTAGTGGATCGCCCGGAGGGCATCGTGGCGCTGGGCCGCCCTGGCGTCGCCGCGCGCGGCCTCGGCCCGGCGGGTCTGGCGCTCGAGCGCCCGGCCGGCGGCAGCCGCGAGCGCGGGCCAGGGGATTTCGGTGCCGGCCTGGAGCCGGGGATTGCCGACACGGCCGTCGGCGTCCGCGCCGCGGGGAAGGGCGAGCATGGCTGCGATCGCGCGCCAGGCGTCGAGATCCGCGGCGGCCTCGGCCCGCTTGATCTCGCCGGCTTCGATCATGGCGGGATAATGACGCTCGCGGCTGCCGACCTCGAACGCCGCCGCTTCGGCGAGATCCGGGGTGGCGCTGGGCGCGTTCATGCTTCGGCCTCGAGGCGTCCGCCCTTGGTTTCGACCCAGGCGAGCAAGGCAAGCACCTGGGCGCCCAGCTCCACCAGGTGCTCATGCGGCGAGGTCTCGCCCCTGTTGAACCTCTCGATGATCCGGTTCAGGTCGCCGGGGTCGGGGTCCTCGATGCGCTCGGCGGCGGCGATCACCTCGTCGAGGGCGATAAGGTCGCGGACGTTCACGCCGCCCGCCAAAGCTCAAAAGTGAGCCAGGCGGCGCCCGGCACGATGATCCAGACCAGGGCCATGACCACGGCGAGGGCGCCGAGCGCTCCGGTGAGGGACAGCGGCCTATCCATGGCTGTGCTCGAACGGCAGCGCGGTCGCGCAGAAGGCGCATTCGGCCGAGCGCCGGCCGAGATGCCAGTGGGCGCGCCCGCAGCCGGGGCAGTGGTTCACCTCGCCGCGGCGATAGACGAGGACATAGCCGCGATTGGCGGGATCGTGGGGCAGCGTCCGCGGCATGGCGCCGCCGTCGACGACCCGGAGCCGGGGCCGGCTCATCGCACCGCTCCCGCTGCTCGGTAGAAGCCGCCCACGGCCACGCTGTCGCCGATTCGCGCGGCAACGACGTTGGCGAGGACTTCCTCCAGCGGTCCGCGCACGGAAAAGAAGGTGCCCGCGACGGTGCCGATTCGGGTGCCTCCTCCGCTCACGGGCTGGAGGCTGACGACTTTGTGAGCGTCGACGACCACGAATGCGCCATCATGTTGCCCGCAGCGGATCAGGCCTTCTTGTTCCTGCCAAACCTCACGCTCGATCGGTGGCGGGGCACCGGCGCGCGAGGTTTCAGATGCAGCGCTCATCATGCTCGACGAGCAAAGCGGTGGCGCCGGGATTGGGGAAGGGCGCGCCGCTCAGCATGGCGCGTGCTCCGGCGGAAACAGCCCGACATAACGGCCCTGGTCGTCGAGCTGCCCGTCGAGATAGTGCTTCCCCTCGGAACAGCGGACGTAGAGATCCGGGCTGTGAAGATCGCGCTCGACCGTCAGCCGGGTCCCGGCGTCGATGCAGGTGAAGTCGCCGTCGGCGATGAGAATGTCGCCGGGATTTACCTCGGCTCGCTCGGCCCAGGCCGGGGCGTCGTAATGGATGGCGGGCATCGGTCGGCTCCCTCGCTGTTCTGAGCCGCAAAATATTCGGGAAATTTCCCGTGTCAATCCATAATCGGGAAATGTCCCGTTGGCCTCGGGTCGGCCGCGCGATTATGATCGCGTCATGGGAACCTACCGGGCGGCCGTGACCGGCGAGAGCTTCCGCAACGAGGACGGTTCCGACCGGCAGCAGGAGATTGCGCGCTGCCGGATCGGCGAGCCGGTGGCGCTCGAGCGTGATCCCGCCAACCCCCATGACGGCAATTGCATCAAGGTGATCAGTGCCCGCGGCGTCCAGATCGGCAACGTCGCCCGCGACGCCGCCGAGTGGATGGCGGAGAGGCTCGACAAGGGGCGACCCCTCGCCGCCGTCATCGACGGCATCGGCCGGAGCGACAGCCGAATGCTCGGAGTCGTGCTCGGGGTCTCCACCGATTCGCCGGCCGATCCGGCGACCGTGCCGCCCGCGCCGGCACCGCCCGCGCCCGCCGCCGACCGGGGCGGCATCGGCGGAACACTCGGCTTCCTGCTCCTGCTCGCCGCCGCGGCGGCGATCGTCCTCTCGGTCACCGACGCCCCGCCGCCGAGCCGGCCGGTCGCCGCGACCGGTTCGGGCTCGGCCGACGGCGCGGCTTCCCGGCTGGCACGGTGCGACCGGGCGATGGCGATGGCCGAGGCGAGCGGACTGGTCAGGGAGCGGCCCGCCCCGCACCGGCTCGTCGTCGACGAGGATCTGTGGGGCCGGCTCAGCGCCCGGGCCAAGACGGATTTCGGGACGACGATCGCCTGCCAGCTGAGCGGGGGGCGAATGCTGGGCGGCGAATATGTGACGGTGCTCGGCGATCGCTCGGGCGCCCGGCTCGCCGGCGGAGCGCCGGGCCGAGGCACGTTCAGCCTGCGCTGACCCGGGTCAGATCCCGACCAGCTCGCCGAGCGGGAAGATGCGGTGCATGACCGCGACCCGCTTCGCCTCGACCCGGAAGACGAGCGGCGGGTTGAACTGCTCGAGCTCGATCCAGTCGGCGGTGCGGCGGCGGAGCCGCTTGACCAAGGCCGAGACGATCCTCGGCTCGTCCTCCTCGCCGCGCTGGCGGCGGAGCTGGACGACGACATAGTCGCCGATCGACGGCGGCCGGGCGGCGTCGACATAGGCGACCTCGCCGGGCTCGAAGCGGGGCTCCATCGAGAAGCCGGTGAAGTAGATGGCGTAGACGTCGCGGCGCCCCTCGAGGCTGGCCGGGCGGCGGACGTAATCGACGACCTCGCCCAGGTCCATCTCGACCGACTCGACCTGCTCGCCGTCGACCTCGACCTCGCCGCACGAGGGGGTGCCGCGCACCGGGACGTCGCGCGGCCGCTCGTGGCGAAAGGTCGCAAAGGGGTCGGCGAGCACGGCGGCGGAGCGGCCCGGCGGCGGCGCGTCGGCCTCGCCCTCGCCCGTCAGCAGCCAGTCCGAGCTGGTGCCGAGCACCCCGGCGAGCTTGCGCAGCCGCTCGGCGCCCGGAATCCCCTTCTTGCGCCGGAGGTCGCGGATCAGGTCGGGCTTGCCGACCGCCGCGAGCGAAGCCTGGGTCTCGTTGAGGCCGTGCTGGGCGAGCTTCGCCTCGACCCTGGCGAGCAGTTCGGCCTGGCGCTGTTCCACTCGGGAAGTATCCCAAAAATGCCGCGCGGGATCATTCGGGAAAATTCCCATTGACAAGGCCGGGACATTTCCCGATCTAATGGCCGCCTCACCAGCGAGGCATTCAGGCCATGACATTGATCGACCGGCTCCGCGCACTCGGCCTGCTCTGGGCGGCGGCGCACGGCAGGGAGCTTTCGACCCTCGGCACCCTGGTCGCCAAGGACGGCAAGTTCTTCGCCTGCCTCGCCGACGGCAAGACCTGCACGGTGACGATCTTCGAGCGCTTCCTCGCCTTCTTCCGCGAGCCCGGCAACTGGCCCGAGGAGAGCATCCCCGCCGACGCCGCCATGCTGCTCGACGAGGTCGAGATGATCGCCGCCGGGCCCGACCCTGCGGTCGGCCGCGAGATGCAGATCGATGCCCACCAGCTCATGGCGCCAGCTAGGCTCGAATGGCCGCTGGCGTCATCCGGAAAGGGCGGCGGAAGTTCCGGTCCGGATCGGACCTCGCTTCGGACGGAGGCTGACAGCCGCCGCCCTTTTGGGGCGCCCGCCCCGGTCCCTTCCTCGCCGACCTGTACGCCGACGAGCGCGCCCCCGCCGCCGCCAGCGGACAGCCCGGCCTCTTCGGTTGGTGAGGCGGCATGACCGTCGACCGCTCGGCGAGCCTGACCGCGAGGCAGCGCTTCCACAAGGTGAAGGCGCGCGAGCTGGTCAAGCGGGTCGGCGGGCTCGAGGACGCGGCCGACTATTGCCGGCTCGGCAAGTCCCAGCTGTCGGATTGCTGCAACCCCAATGTCGTCGCCTTCCTTCCTTCCGACGCGGTCGAGGATTTGGAGGCCGTCGCCGGCGAGCCGGTGATGACCCGGATGCAGGCTCGCGAGGCCGGCTTCGGCCTGGTCCGGCTGCCCGACCCGGGCGCCGCGCCGACCGTATGGAGCGGCTTCATCGCCCGGCTCGGACGCGAGGCGGGCGAGCTGATCGAGGGCATCTGCACCGACCTCACCGACGACAACGACGTCACTCCGGCCGAGGCCGGCCGGCGCCTCGCCGACGCCGCGGACCTGGTCCGGGTCGCGGTCGAGCTCGAGGCCGCGCTCAAGACTCGCGCGGCGGCGCGGGCCTGATGGCGGAAGCGTTCGCCTTCTCCGGGGCTAATAAGGTCTACGCCGCGCCCTCGGGTCGGGACGACGTCTCCGATCTTCACACATTCTCGAACGGTAAGGCGATCGTTTCCGCCTGGCGGCTGACGCCCGAGGAACTGGCCGAAGTCAACCGCAGTGGCGGGGTGATCTTTCTGTCGGTGCTGTCGGGCAACGTGCTCTACCCGGTGTTTGTCGGTTCCGAGGAGGCCGTGCGGTCGGTGGTGGCCGATTACGGCCCAATCTGGAAGCGCGAGGTGCAGGCGGGCGCGAGCCCGAGCGACGTGCACAACCGTCTGTCGCCGGGGCTGCTCAGCACGATCGTTCGATCGGTCGACACCGAGGACAACGCCTTCGTCATCCTGGAGAGTCTGACGCTCGGCGTCCTGCTTTTCTATGGCCGCGGCGCCGAGCACCTCGAAGTGCTGACCGAGCGGGTCACGGAGCGGCTCGCAGAGCGACGCACGAAGGAGCGCGGGTGATGGCGGGAGGGGGGCATGTCCGGTGACCGCGGCGCGTCCGCCTGCGCCGGCGGCGGGGCTGCTTCTGACCGAGGCGGAGGTGGCCGGCTGGGTGCGGATGGCGCTGCCCGGCGAGAGCTTCGTCTATTGCCGGGGCCCTTCCTCGGTGCCGCCGGGGCCGACCAAGAACCGGATCAACGCGCTTCGCGACGCCGGCGCGGTCCGGCCGCACAGCCGGCGCGGGCCCGACGGGTGGGAGCATCTGATCGTCAAGCGCGGCCAGGAGCAGGTCCCGGCCTCGGCGCCGAGGCCGGCGCCGCCTCCGGATTCGGCGATCGAGGAGATCTTCGCGGCGCTCGAGCGCTGCGCGGAGCGGCGGCGGCGGGCCTTCTCCGACGCCGAGCTGGCTCGGATCGCCGGGCTGGCGACCCGCAACCAGGCGGCGTGGCGGGTGACCAGGCTGATCCGCGACGGGCGCATCCGGACGGAGACGGTGGCGGCGCCCGACGGGACGCAATGGCGGGTGGTGGTGATCCCCGGATCGCGACCGGGCCAGGCGGAGCGCCGGACGGCGCTGCCGGCACAGAGGAGGGCAGGCGGATGATGCGAACGGAAACGAGCGAGGCGGGCGTGTCCCCCGGACACGGCCTCTCGGGATCACCGGCAACCATGTCCCCCGGACATGGCCTGTCCGGATCGCCCGCGTCGGCCCTGTCCCCCGGACACGGCCTCTCCGGATCGCCCGCGTCGGCCCTGTCCCCCGGACACGGCCTCTCGGGCGATCATCTGATCGCGGTTCGGGAGGCGGTGGCGGGGGTGCAGCGCCGGCTCGGCACGCCGCACCTCGCCGAGCGGACGCTGAAGGGCGAGGGCGACAATCTGCCGATGATGGAAGCCGCGGCGGCGGCGGTCGACCGGGTGCTCAGGGGCAGGTTCGGATGAGCCGGCCGGTGCAGCGGTTTGCCTACGCGCAACCGGCCTCGGCGCCGGCCGCCTCGTCGGGGGTGGCCTGGATCGACCGCAAGGTGAGCGAGCTCCACGCCGCGCGCGCGTTCCTCGGCGGCCTCGGCTATTCGCCGCGGCCGTCCCGGGACGACAGCCGGGACTATTACCGGCTCGGCCAGGGCTGGCGGGTCAGCGGCTGGCTGGGCACGTTCAGCGACGACCAGCTGATCGACTTCGCCAAGGCGCGGGGATTCCGGACTTCGCCCGCGAGCGCGCCCGGAGCTGGCCGTCATGGCTAGGGGCGCCGCCGACCTGCCGGGCCTCGGCCGTTATGCCGGCTGCCCGGTCCCGACCAGCAAGGGGATCGTCGACGGCGATCGCGCCCGGCGCAGCGAGGCCGCGGCGGGCTCCGCCGCCCTGCTCGCCGGCTATCGCCGCTATTTCGCCAGGCACCATCCGGAGCCGCGGGCATGAACGCCTATCGCGCTTTCCTCGAGCGCAAGGCTCAGCTGGGCGGCGATCACGGCTTCGCGCCGACTTTTCTGCCGTCGTTCCTGTTCGATTTCCAGGCGCACCTGGTCGACTGGAGCGTCCGCAAGGGGCGGGCCGCCGAGTTCGCCGATTGCGGGCTCGGCAAGACGCCGATGCAGCTGGTGTGGGCGCAGAACGTGATCGCTCACGAAAACAAGCCGGTGCTGGTGCTGGCGCCGCTGTCGGTATCGCAGCAGACCGTGGAGGAGGCGGAGAAGTTCGGCATCGACGCCGCGCGCTGCATGGACGGACGCCATCGCGGCGCGCGGGCGATCGTCACCAATTACGAGAAGCTGCACTATTTCGACCCGGAGGATTTTGCCGGCATCGTCTGCGACGAAAGCTCGATCATCAAGAATTTCGACGGCGCGCGGAAGCAGGCGATCACCGAGTTCATGCGCCGAACCAAATACCGGCTGCTGTGCACGGCGACCGCAGCGCCGAACGACTACGTCGAGCTTGGCACGTCGGCCGAGGCGCTGGGCGAGCTCGGCTATATGGACATGCTGTCGCTGTTCTTCCGTAACGACCAAGACAGCCTGCACCCCGCCTTCATCGGATCGCAGTGGCGGCTGAAGCCGCACGCCGAGCGCGACTTCTGGCGATGGATGGCGAGCTGGTCGCGTGCTTGCCGCCGGCCCTCCGACTTGGGCTTCGACGATGGCCGGTTCGTCTTGCCGGAGTTGGTCGAGGCCGAGCATCTGGTGGAAAGCCCGAACGCCGCAGGGGACCTGTTCCACGCGCCGGCGCGCTCGCTGGACGAGAAGCGCGCCGATCTACGGCTGACGATCGAGCGCCGGTGCGAGGCGGCGGCCCAGCGTCTCGCCGATGCGACGTCGGCCGTTGCTTGGTGTCATCTGAACGCGGAGGGTGACTTGCTCGCCCGCCTGATCCCCGGTGCCGTGCAGGTCAGCGGCGCGGACCCGGATGAGCGCAAGGAAGAGGTGTTTGCCGCCTTCAGGCGCGGCCAGATCCGGACGCTGGTGACCAAGCCGAAGATCGCAGCCTTCGGGATGAACTGGCAGCATTGCCATCGCTTCAGCTACTTTCCGACTGACAGCTTCGAACAATATTACCAGGCGGTCCGGCGCTTCTGGCGGTTCGGCCAGACCCACCAGGTCCGGGGGGACATTATCGGCACGACCGCCCAGGTGGGCACCCTCGGCAACCTTCGGCGCAAGGCGAAGGCCTGCGACGAGATGTTCAGCCGGATCGTCGCTGAGATGAACGATGCGATCCGCCTCGACCGCCTCAAGACCTTCGATCAGCGCGAGACGGTGCCGGCATGGCTGTAAGCGAGCAGCGGATCGCGGAGAATTACGCGCTCTACAACGGCGACTGTTGCGAGGTACTGCCGTCCTTGCCGGCGCAGAGCGTGCACCTCAGTGTCTACTCGCCGCCCTTTTGCGGGCTCTACAATTATTCGAGTCACGATCAGGACCTGTCGAACAACCGCACCTATGACGGGTTCCTGGAGCATTACGCTTTTCTGGTTGGCGAGGTCGCGCGGGTGACGAAGCCGGGGCGGATGACCGCCGTGCATTGCATGGACATCCCGAACCCAGGCCAGCGCAGCGGCTATTACGATTTTCCCGGCAAGGTGATTGCCCTGCACGAGCGCTTCGGATTCTATTTCTATGGCCGAGCCTTCATCTGGAAGGAGCCGCTCAAGGTGGCCATCCGGACCAGGTTGCGTCACCTGACCCACAAGCAGCTGGTGAAGGACAGCACGGCCAGCACCGTCGCGGCGGGCGATCAGTTCCTGTTCTTCAAGCGTGACGGCGACAACGCCGAGCCGGTCACCCACGCAACCGGGTTCGACCGCTATGCTGGTGGCCGCGAGGTTCCGCCTGGACTTTGGCAATATCGAGGCGAGACCGACCAGGCGAAGAACCGCCTCTCACACTGGATCTGGCGTCAATACGCTTCCTGCTTTTGGGACGATATCCGTATCGAGCGGGTGCTGCCCTACAAGGCGGCGAAGGAACGTGACGACGAAAAGCACGTCCACCCGCTCCAACTGGACGCCATCGAGCGCGTAATCGCGCTGTGGAGCAATCCAGGAGACGTAGTGCTTAGCCCGTTCATGGGTGTCGGCAGCGAGATTTACGGGGCGCTGATCAACGGCCGGCGTGGCATCGGCGTCGAGCTCAAGGCCTCATATTTTCGGCAGGCGCTGAACAACGTGGCCGCTGCCGAGATGCCCGGCGCTGTCGATGGAGAAACCCTGATCCAGCTTTCGGCCGGGCCGGACGATGAAGAAGAGGATGGCGTCAACGACCTGGAGGCGGCGGAATGACCGGGATCGCGGACTTCGTCCGGGCGGCGCTGGAGACGTTCCGGGCCGATCCGCCGGACAGCGAATATCAGCAGGGCTATCTCGCGGCGATGCTGGTGACGTGGCGGGACGGGCTCGGCCGGGGCGGCCGGGACAAGAGCCTGAACGGTCTGGCGGCGATGACGGCCAGGGTGCTGCCGATCCCGATGGTGCTCCACTGCCCGCGCTGCGGGCTGCAGCACGTCGACGAGCCCGAGCCCGAGCGTGGGTGGACCGACCCGCCCCACCGGTCGCACCTGTGCCACGGCTGCGGCTGCATCTGGCGACCCGCGAGCGTCGCCACCTGCGGCGTCGCCCGGCTCGTGAACGAAGGCAGCTCGGACACCTGGGCGCCCGGCGATGCGACGCTTCGCGAGCTGGCGGCCGAGGAAACCCGGCTCGTAGATCGGCTGCTGTGGGCCGTTGAGCGCGCGGAGGCCGATGTGGGCGGCGAGAGCGTCGCCCACGTCCTGCCGCTGCTCGGCCCGGTGAACGACCGAAATCGTCATCTGCTTACCGGGAGCGGTAAACGATGATGCCCTCCCGCAGCTACGCTGCCAAGGTAGGCGACCTTGTCAGGTACGATGATGGCCCGACCGCGCTGATGCGCGTCACCGACATTATTGGGGGCCGCTATTACGGGCGGGCGTTCCATTCGGTCGGCACCTGCACGAGCCGGTCCGAGGTCTTTGAGCCGTCCGAAGCAGATCGAGAGCGGTGGGCGCGCTGCCACGATGGCACCGACGCCTGGATTCGCGGGGCCTGGGGATGAGGCGGAGGCGCGCCCAACGTGAGCCGCGCGCCTGCCTCACGGCGGGCTGCGGCGCGGCGATCCCGCACTGGAAATTGCTGTGCGACGGCTGCTTCGGCCGGCTGCCCTGGCCGCGCCGGCGGGCGATCGTCGACGCCCGCCAGGCGCGGGCGCCGCATCTGGTGTTCCAGCACAGCCGATCGGCCGCTTCATGGCTCGCCGAGCATTCGCCGGCGGACGAGGCGGCCCGGAGAATGGGGGAGGCGGCCGAATGAACCGCGTCGAGCACCTTCTCGAATGCCTGTCGGAGGAATGCAGCGAGGTCGGCCAGCGCGTCTCGAAGGCGCTCCGCTTCGGCCTCGGCGAGGTCCAGGCCGGTCAGCCGTTGACCAACGCCGAGCGCGTCGTCGTGGAGCTGAAGGACCTGCTCGCCGTCGTCGAGATACTCGTCGACGAGTCGATCATCCCCCATCCGGTGGGGACGCCCGGGGAGGTGGACGCCAAGCGCGACAAGATCGAGCGCTTCATGGCGATCGCGCGCGAGCAGGGGGTGCTGACGCCGTGAGCCGCCCCCGCAAGACGGTCGCTCAGATCCGCGAGGCGGCGAGGGCCGAGCGCGACATCGAGGTGGCGGCCTTCCTCGACGGCTATGCGGCGCTGGTGCGCGCGGGCCGCGACGACCCCTGCTCGGGGCCGCTGGCGACCTCGATCGAGGGCCTGGCCAGCTCGCTTCGCGCCGGCCTGGTCGACGAAGGCCCACCTTCCGGCCTGGCGCTGGTGCCGGTCCGGTCGGCGGGGCCGTCTGGCCCGCTGAACGGGACGGTGCGGCACGCGGAGCGGGGCCGATGAGCTGGGCGGTGGGCGAGATACGCTGCTCGACGGACAAGGGCTGGCAGGTCGTCGCCGGGTGGCGGCGGGAGTTGTTCGGGCTGGACTTCAGGCCGGTCTGGTTTCCCGACGACGTGGACCCGGATGGCCAGATGGCGTGGCTGCTCACCCACCTGCCGACCGGATTCGGGATGATGGGCCTGGTGATGGGGCTCGCCGGCGCCCAGGCGGTGGCCGACGAGGTCGCTGGGTGGGCCGACTGGCAGCATATTGACCCGCTCAGTGCCCGCTTCCTGAAGCCGCGCGTCGACGCCTTGCGCGAGCGGCTCGATCCGAGGGTGCTTCACCCTGCCAATCTTGTCCCTCCCTGGGCCGAGACCGTCTTCGAGGAAGGGCCGAAAGGCTGCCATCTGAAGGTGGTGCCGTGAGCGGCCGCCCGATCCTCACCGCCGCGCTCGAGCGGCAGGTGGTCGACCAGCTGCGGCGGCGGACGCCGGGGCGCGGGCACGCCAAGCGCGTCGCGTTCGAGGCCGGGGTCAGCGTCAGCCATGTGCTGCGGGTGCTGAAGGGTCACGATCGTCCGGGGTTGAAGCTGGCGATCGGGCTCGGCCTGGTGCGGCTCGAAGAAGCCGCAGCGGGCACAGCGCGGACGGACGATTCCGGGCAGGACGAGGCCTGGCGGCGCGACCAGCTCAGCCTGGGGCTGGAAGCATGAGGGCGAAAAGCAAGGGAGGCGTTCGGGCTGGGTAATGGCTGGCAGCGACGGCAGTCAGGACCGCGGGGGCAGCGCCCCCGCGCGGGGCGCGGCACCCGCTGAGCGCGCGCGCATCGTCCCGCTGACGCTGCGAGGCAGTGGAGGCGTGAGATGACCAGCCGCCGCTGGCCAGCAGGTACGTTGCGAGCGGCATTGATCGCCGCTCATGAGGCGCATCCTTGGGCGACTGCGCCAAAGCTGGCGATCATAGTTGGCGCCGATACGGACAGCGCTCGCCAAGTCCTGCGGCAGAACAAGATTGTCGTCCCGATCGAGCGGCCAGCGCGGCTGATGTGGACACCAGAAATGAAGCGGGCGCTCATCCATGCGGCCCACGACCATCTGACTATAGCTCGTGCCTGCGCCCTTATTGGGGTGGTGCCTCAGACCCTTGCGCTTGGAGCGCTAGAGGTCATCCGCGACCAGGTCGAGCGGCCGTGATGCGCTTCTTCACCGGCATCCATCAGCCATCGGACGCGGGGCGTGTCGACGCGGCGTTCATTTCGGTTCACCGACTCGTCCGGCGAAAGGGAGCATTCGCGGCGAACGACTGGATCATGGATTCAGGCGCATTCTCGACGATCCGTAAATACGGAGGTTATCCCAACAGCCCAGAGATCTACGCTGCTGAAGTCAACAGATGGTCGAAAAACGGTCGTCTGCTGGCGGCAGTGACCCAAGATTACATGTGCGAGCCGTACATGTTGCGATTGACTGGAAGGTCCGTGCATGAACATCAGGCCCTCACAATAGAGAGATTTGATGCGATCGGCGCCTGCGACCTCGGCGGCGTCTACCAGATGCCCGTCCTGCAAGGGTACTCACCTGACGAATATGTCCAACATCTCAAAACTTACGGCGACCGGCTCGACGAGTGCGCACGTTCACCAGCCCTGTCTCGTGCTTTCCCGCCGGTGGTCGGCGAGAAGCCTGCGGTGGGCGCTTGGGTCGGGGTCGGTAGTGTATGCAAGAGGAACGGTAATCCTGCTGCGATTGAGGAGGTATTGCTCGCCATAAAGCGGGAGCGGCCGGAGCTTAGGCTACATGGGTTCGGAATCAAGGCAACAGCACTCGGCAGCGCCCTCGTGCGGGCGCTGCTGGCGTCGGCTGACAGCATGGCCTGGAGCTTTGCCGCTAGGAGGGAGGGGCGGGACGCAAACAGCGTTCAAGAAGCAATCAGATATACCAATCGCATCGCACGCAATGCTCCGGAACCTACTCTCCTATCGTCCATGTTGCTGCCGGTGTGGAGTTCTCCAACGACCGACTCTGCGGACCGGCCGCTATGACACGGCCCGAAGGACCACTTCGGGACGACCTGCTCGCGGCCGCCCTCGCCTACGCCGCGCGGGGATGGCCGGTCTTTCCGTGCAACCCGAAGAACAAGCAGCCCCTGCTCGCGCGCGACAAGGATGAGGCGGGCAGGCCGATCCCGAACAGCGGCGGGGTCACCAAGGCGAGCACCGACCCGGAGCTGATCCGCGCCTGGTGGAAGAAGTGGCCGAGAGCGCTGGTCGCGATCGCCACCGGCCACCCGACGCTCGATCTGGGCGGCCGTCGGCTGTTCGTCGTCGATTTCGACCCGCGCGAGGACGCCGACACGGGCGAGATCTGGACGCTCGACCGTCTCAAGACCGAGCTCGAGGCGATGATGGGGTGCGATTTCCCGGTCACGCTCGCCGCGCTGACGCCTTCCGACGGGGTCCATGCCTATCTGCTCCAGCCGGGGGACGGGCCGGCGATCGCCAACCGCGGCAACCTCCCCGACCATGTCGACGTGCGCGGGCTGGGCGGCTACGTCATCGCTCCGCCGAGCGTCATGGGGCCCAATGCGGTCAAGGGGCAGGCCGGGCTTCGCTATCGCTGGCACCGCAAGGAGCCGATCGGCGGCATCGCCGAGGCGCCGGCGGCTTTGATCGAGATCCTGAGCTCGCCAGGCAAGGGAGCGGGACGGGACGGCGCCGGCGCGGCCGCGGCGCGGCCGCTGCCGGCGGGCGCTTCGGCAGGCTTGGGACAGGCCTGGGACGATTCCGAGCGCGAGGCGGTGCGCAAATATGCGCTGGCGGCGCTCGACGGCGAGTGCCAGGCGGTCCGGACCGCCGGCAGCGGCCAGCGCAACAGCCAGCTCAACGAAAGCGCGCTCAAGATCGCCTCGCTAGTGGCCGCCGGGGCGCTTCAGGAGACGATCGCCCGGCAGTGCCTCGAGGCGGCGGCGCGCGACAATCCGGGGCGAGATGACGACCGCCAGCTCGCCGCGACGATCGAGAGCGGCTGGTCCGCCGGACTCAACAAGCCTCGCGATCTCGGCGAGATCGCGGCCGCCGCGCGCTCGCGCGCTTCGCGCTACGGGCCGGATCGCCGCAGGGCTTCCGCCGCTTCCGCCCGATCGCCCCCGGCCTCGAGCGCGGCTCGCCGCCCGTCGTCGGACGATCAATCGGCGAGAAATTCGCGACCCTTCCGGGATGGAAGGCTGGCGGGCCAATCGTCGGGCGCGGGGTTCGGGGATGAGCCCGCAGCGCCGCCGCCACCGCTCGGCGAGGCCGAGCTTGCCCGGCTTCGGCCGATCGCCGAGGCGTGGCTGGAGCGGCGGCTGGCGGGGGCGGCGCGGCTGCCGGCGGCGGAACGCAAGGCCGAGCTGACGGCGATCGCCTGGGGCATCGGCCGGCGGGTGGCGGCGAAGCTGCTCGACGAGGGGTCGGCCAAGGAGGCGATCTGGCCGCTGTGCGAGGATGTCGCCGATCTCCAGCATTCCGACATCGACCGAGCCGTTGACGGCGGCGGCGCCCGCGGCTTCGATCCCGGGCCATTGCTGCTCGACCTCGCCTGCTCGGCCTATCCGATGACCGATTTCGGGATCGGCGAGCGCTTCCGCGACCGCCACGGGCGCGATTTCCGGTTCACCACCGGCAAAGGCTGGCTGGGCTGGGACGAGCGGCGGTGGAAGGTGCTCGACCAGGACAAGGACACGGCGCCCGCCGAGCTGGTCGCGGCCGTGTTCGAGACGATAAGGTCGATCCAGCGCGAGGCCCGGCGGGTCGCCGAGACCGGACTCAAGCTCGAATTGGTCAGGGAGGGCAAGCAGGAGCGGCTCGACGTCGACCAGGCGAATCTGCACGCGCTCGACCATTGGGTGGCGGTCGGAAAGCAGTGGAAGCGTTTCTCGACCCTGCTCGCGACGTGGGGTCGGCAGTCCGAGCAGGCGAGCAAGCCCGTCGCCATCGCCAATCTCGCGCGGCGCTGGCTGACCGTCCCGATCGAGGATTTCGACTGCGAGCAGATGGCGATCAACGTCGAGAATTGCACGTTGCGATTCGCCGTCGAGATCTTGCCGGATGGATCGCGCAAGGTGGCGGTGAGCCGGGACTCTCATCGGCGCGAGGATTATATCACCCGGCTCGCGCCCGTCCTCTACGATCCAGAGGCGCCTAGCCCGCTCTATGACGGGATGATCGCCTGGGCCCAGCCCGACGACGGCATGCGCCGCTATCTCCACCAGGTCGGCGGCTATGCCGCCTCGGGCGACACTGGCGAGCACAAGCTGTGGTTCAACTACGGCCGTGGCCGCAACGGCAAGTCGACCGCGATCGACAGCTGGTGCTCGGCGCTGGGCGACTATTCCGGCACGATCGGGATCGAATCCTTCCTCGACCAGGGGATCAAGAAGAGGGGCGACCAGGCGACCCCGGACCTGGCCAAGCTGGGCGGGGTGAGGATGCTTCGCGCGTCCGAGCCCGAGCGCGGCGCCAAGCTCAATTCGGCGCTGATCAAGGCGGCGACGGGCGGCGAGCCGATGAGCGTGCGGGCTCTGCACCGGGGCTTCTTCGACCTGCTGCCGCGCTTCAAGCTGCTGATGAGCGGCAATTCCAAGCCCGCCATCCCCGACACCGACGAAGGCATTTGGGGCCGGATGAAGCTGATCCCGTGGCTGAGGAACATCGACCAGCCCGAGCCCGGGGTCGCCGACTGGCCGACCAAGGACCCCAAGCTGCTCGCCAAGATCAAGGCGGCCGAGCTGCCCGGCGTGTTCCGGCGGCTCGTCGAGGGGCTGGTCGACTATCTCGAGCACGGCTTCGTCGAGCCCGAGGGGGTGACGGCGGCGACCCAGGCCTATCGCGACCATAGCGACCCGCTGGCGCGCTTCCTTCGGCTGTGCACCGAGATGGACCCGCAGAGCCGGGTCAAGTCGTCGGAGCTGCACCGGGTGTTCACCGCCTGGTGCAAGGCCGCCGGCGAGAAGGAGTGGAGCTCGAAGGGCTTCGCCGACGCGATGATCGACAAGGGCTTCGCCAAGACCCGAAGCGATGGCATGCGCTGGATCGGGCTCAGGCTGACTCGCTCGGAGGAGGAGTTCGTCGATGCCGAGGGGAGGGTGCGCGAGAGCCTGCCCGACCTGGAGGACCCGGTGCCGAGGGCGCCCGCGGCTCGGCCGCCGCCTCGCGACGACTTCATCGGCGGATGGGACGATCGACCGTGACCCTTCCGCCACGGAAGTCAGGCGGAAGGGTCGGTGGAAACGAAAAGCGGCGGATTTCTGCGGCTTTGGAAAGGTTGGAAGGGGATGCGCGATGTTGGCCGTGAGTGCGGGCGTGCGGGCGCGGGCGCGAGGCGAAATTCACAAAAAGGCTTCCAATCCTTCCAGTCTTTCCAAATGCTGAAAATAAGGACCATGGTTCAATGAATTATGCCGAGACCAATGCCGGAAGGGCTCGCTCCGAGGCTTCCGAAACCGGAAGCGCGCGGCGGTTCTGGACCTTCGACGACGTCGAGACGCGGCTCGCCGATGCGATGGAGGCGTGGTGGCGGGTGCCGGACCGGGAGCGTGGGTGGCAGCATGTCAGGGCGCTGTGGCCCGACATCGCCCGCCAGGGCTGGCGGGTGGACGTCGACGGCGAGTTCGACGAGCGCGAGGCCGTGCAGGTGCCGCGGCGGCCCGCTTTGACGCGCGACCAGGTGAAGGCGATGGTGGAGGCGAGCGAGTGGCTGGCCTTCGTTCCGGAGCGCGACCGAAGGCTGGTGGCGATCGTCCTGACCTATCGGGTGCGCGGCTTCGACAAGGTGCCGTGGCTGCGCATCTGGGACCGGCTCGGGCGGGGGCGGCCCGGGCCGGAGGGGCTGCGCAAGCGCTATGGGCGGGCGCTCGCCGGCATCGCCGCGGCGCTGAATGGCTGATTTCGGCGTGCGTGGGCTGTCAAGGTGCGTGGCGCATGGGCGCGAAAATATTGGGTGTCCGCCACGCACCCCCTTCCATGCTATCCGGCGGATATCGTCGGGCGAGGCCTGACCTTCGTCGAACAGGCTCAAGGCAAGGGAGAGGGAGATGCGCCGCTTCTGACCGGAGCGGCGGCGGGATCATGGCCAAGCTCCGGTCCCTGCCGCCGCGCCTCGGCGCCGCCGCTCCGAAGCTGAGGGCGGCGCCGAAGCGGGCCGAACCCTTCTATCAAAGTCGCGAGTGGCGCGCTCTGGTCGCGCAGATCAAGCGCGAGCGCGGGAACTGGTGCGAGCGCTGCGGCTCCGGTGGACGGATCGTCGGCGATCACAGGCGTGAGCTGAAGGACGGCGGGGCGCCGCTCGATCCGGCCAATGTCGAGTTGCTCTGTCTGAAGCGGTGCCACCCTCGCAAGACGGCGGAGGCGCGGCGGCTTCGGGCGCTCGGCCGGGCGCCCTGACGGGCCTCGGATTGAAGCGAACGTGTTGGGGCTCTCGCCCTGGCCACTGGCTGGGGGGGGTGAAAAGTTCAGGGGTCCGACCCCCTGATCACCTCTGCCCCTCTCATTTGGAGATTTTTTTCTTGGATCAGGAAAATTCGGTCGACCTGGACCTGTTCGGCGACCCGATCCCGGAGGGGTTCGAAGGCCGGGGCCGGCCTCCGCACGAGGCGACCGCCAGAAACCGCAACAAAGTCATGGTGTTGCTGGCGCTTGGCTGGGCTCCGAAGCGGATCGCCGGAACGCTCGGGATCAGCGGGCCGACCTTGCGCAAGCATTATTTTTCCGAGCTCAGGTCGCGGACCGTCATGCTCGACCGGCTGAAGGCGGCGCACCTGACGACCTTGCTTGAGCAGATGAGGGCCGGGAACGTCCAGGCGATCAAGGAGATGGGGCGGATCATCGATCGCGCCGACGCGGCGCTGTTCGGGCTGGGGTCCGGCTCCGACGACGACGAGGACGAGGCAGCGCCGCCGCGGCGCCCGGCAGGCAAGAAGGAGCAGGCGGCGATCGCCGCTCAGAGCGCCGGCGAGGGGACGATCTGGGGAAACGATCTTCTGCCGCCGAACCAGGTGAATTGAGACCGGGCGCGCTTCGGCGCGGCCGATGAGCGCGGGCCTCCCGCGCGCTGCCGCCTCGGCGGCCTGCCCGGCGGACGGCGTTCCTGGCGCCGGCCCGCCGGGCATTAGTTTCGAGAACCGGACCGGGAGCGGGACGGTGGCCCAAAGGAGAGAAGGCGTGGCAGCGGCAGCGGGGTCGGTCGAGCCGCTGGTCAATCCCTGGTCGACGGCGTGCCCGGACTGGGAGCGGCGATTGCTGGCGGGCGAGAGCCTGGTGCCGGACCTGCCCCTGTTCGCGGACGAAGCAAGCCGGGCACTGCGCATCTTCAAGCGGCTGCGGATCCCGGACCTGATCGGCAAGCCGACCATGGCCGAAGCCTGCGGGCCCTGGTTCTTCCCGATCGTCAGGGCCCTGTTCGGCTGCTACGACCCGGCGGCGCACCGGCGGATGCTGCAGGAATATTTCCTGCTCATCCCGAAGAAGAATTCGAAGACGTCGAACGGCGGCGTCGTGATGCTGACCGCGATGATCATGAACCGCCGGCCCGAGGCCGAGTTCAGCTTCATCGCGCCGACGATGGAGATTGCCGGCCGCGCTTTCCGCCAGGCGCGCGGCACGATCAGGATCGACGCCGAGCTCGACAAGCTGTTCCACGTCCAGGACCATCTGAGGAGGATCACCCGGCGCACCGATGGATCGGTGCTGATGATCAAGGCGGCCGACACCGACGTCGTCACCGGCGGCAAGGACGTCGGCACGATGATCGACGAGACCCACGTCTTCGCCAAGAAATCGAACGCCGCCGACATCTTCGTCGAGCTGCGCGGCGCGCTGGCGGCGAGGCCGGACGGGTTCCTGTTCCAGACGACGACGCAGTCGAAGGAGCCGCCGTCGGGGGTCTTCAAGCGCGAGCTTGAGACGGCTCGGGCGGTCCGCGACGGCGAGATCGAGATGCCGCTGCTGCCGGTGCTCTACGAGCTGCCGGAATCGGTGCTGAAGGTGGACGGCTGGAAGGACCGCAAATACTGGCCGCTGGTCAACCCGAATCTCGACCGGTCGGTGAGCACCGACTTCCTGCAGCGCGAGCTGGAGCGGGCCGAGCGCGAGGGGATGGACCAGCTGATGCTGGTCGCCTCGCAGCATTTCAACGTCGAGATCGGCCTTCGCCTGCGCAACGACCGCTGGCGGGGCGCGGATTTCTGGGAGGGTGCCGGGGACCGGGATGTCTGCGGCGACCTCGACGCGATGCTGGCGCGGTGCGAGGTGGCGGTGGCCGGCGCCGACGGCGGCGGCCTGGACGATATGTTCGGGCTCTGCGTGGCGGGGCGGGAGCGCGATTCGAAGCGCTGGCTCTACTGGTTCCACGCCTGGGCGCAGCGCGACGTGCTCGAGCTGCGCAAGGAGATCGCGCCCAAGTTGCTCGACTTCGAGGCGGACGGCGACCTGACGCTCTGCGACGACGCGACGCAGGACATCGAGGAGATCGTGGAAGTCCTTGGAAGGGTCGCGGCCACTGGCTTGCTGCCCGAGAAGAGCGCGGTCGGGCTCGACCCGCAAGACGTGGGCGTCCTCGTCGACGCGCTGGAGGGGATCGGCCTCTCCACCACCACTCACCAGGTGGTGGCGGTGCCGCAGGGGTTCCGGCTGTCGAGCGCGGTGTGGAGCATGGAGCGCAAGCTCAAGGACCGGATGCTGGTGCATTCCGGATCGGCGATGATGGCCTGGTGCGTCGGGAACGCGAAGGTGGAGCAAAGGGGCAATGCCGTGCTGATCACGAAGGAGACCGCCGGCAAGGCCAAGATCGACCCGCTGATCGCCGGCTTCAACGCCACCAAGCTGCTCGAGGCGAATCCGGAGGCTGGAGAAACATCGGTCTACGAGACCCGCGGCTTGCGAATGGTCGGGTAGGCGCAGCTCGTGTCGTGGCTGAAAAACGTAGCTGGTTGGTTGGGGGCGGCCAGTCCGGCCTCCGCGTCGCCGGTTGGTGCTGGGCCGGTGCAGGCGTTTACGGCCTACAATCTCGACGATCCGGCGCTGATTGAGTTTCTGAGCGGCGGCTTCCGATCGTCGACGGGGATTTCCGTCAACGATCGCGCGGCGCTTCGCAACAGCACTTTCTTCAGGTCGGTGAACTTGATCGCGGGTGCGATCGGGATGCTGCCGCTGCACCTGATGGAGCAGGACGAGGACGGCGGCAATAAGAGGAAGGCGCGCGAGCATCCGCTCTTCAGGATTTTGCACAAGGCCCCTAACCGCTACCAGACGGCCGCTGAGTTCAAGTCGTACATGCAGACCTGTGCACTACTCGACGGCAATGCGTATGCTATGGTGATCCGGGTCGGGAGTAAGATCAGCCAGATCGTGCCGTTGCCGCGCAAGTCGGTGACCCCTGAGCTGACCGACACCTTCGACATAAGGTTCAAATATCAACGGCCAAAAGGGGGTACGGTTTATCTCTCCTCGCGGGAGGTGTTTCACTTTCGCCATCCGGTGACGCTCGACGGTCTGCGCGGCGTGTCCCTGCTGGAGGTAGCGAAGGAGACACTCGGAATCGCCACGATCGCGCAGCGCGCCGCTGGCAAGCTGTTCAGCAACGGCTCTTTCGCGGCGGGCGTGCTGGAGACCGATAAGACGCTGGGCGACGATGTCCACCAGCGCATCCGCGACGACTGGGAGGAAATTTACAGCGGTGCCGACAATGCCGGCAAGTGGGCGATCCTCGAGCAGGGGTTGAAGGCCAAGCAGCTCAGCCAGAACGCCAAGGAATCGCAGCACGTCGAGACGCGCGAGCACGAATCGGAAGAGGTGTCGCGCTTCACAGGTGTGCCGCGGCCACTGCTGATGTTCGACGAAACGAGTTGGGGTTCGGGCATTGAGCAGCTCGGGCAATTCCTCGTCACTTACTGCCTGATGATTTGGTTCGTCGCCTGGGAGCAGGCGGTGGAGAGGATCCTGGATGATGACGAACGCGACCGGCTGTATGCCAAGTTCAATGACGGCGCGTTGCTGCGCGGGTCGCTGAAGGATCAGGCCGAGTTCTTCGCCAAGGCGCTCGGCGCGGGCGGCGGCCATGGCTGGCTGAAGGCCAACGAGGTGCGCGAGGCCTTCGATCGCAACCCCGAGCCGGGCGGTGAAGTGCTTCCGCAGCCGACCGCGGCCCCCCGTGGTGCTGTAGCGGCGGGGGAAGTCGAAGAAGATCCTGCGGCTCCGCCGGCGGTGAATACAGGGCGTCGGCGCGACCGTTCAGAGGAAGAGGAAGAGTGAGATGAAGCCGATGTTTGTCTTCGCCAAGGCGCGGCCTGGAGCTCTTCCGGTTCCCGAACGCCGCGATGTGTCGGCGCTGACGCCGAGCAGCGTTCTGGATCGCTGGTCGTCCGAAGGTGCTGGTGTGCGGGCATTGTCGTCGGGCGACAATGTCATCACCATGTTCGACATCATCGGCGAGGACTTCTGGACCGGCGGCGGGGTGACGGCGAAGAAGGTCAGGGAACAGCTTCGCGCTATCGGTGACAGGCCGGTTGAGGTGCAGATCAACTCCCCGGGTGGCGACATGTTCGAGGGCATCGCGATCTACAACGTGCTGCGCGAACATTCTCAGGCCATCACGGTAAAGATCCTCGGCATGGCCGCTTCCGCTGCGTCGATCATCGCCATGGCCGGCGACGAGATCGAGATCGGGGCGGCCGGCTTCATCATGATCCACGATTGCTGGGTGATCGCGATCGGCAACAGGCACGACATGCGGGAGACGGCCGATTGGCTGGAGCCATTCGACGCCGCGATGCGCGATGTCTACGCGCAGCGCACGGGGCAGTCGGCTGAGGATGTTGCCAAGTGGATGGATGCCGAGACATGGATGTCGGGCAGCGCGGCGATCGAGCGTGGCTTCGCCGACGCGCTCCTCCCTGCGGACCAGGTGAAGGTAGACGAGGAAGCCCAGGCTTCCGACAAACAAATCAATGAGCTGCGCGCGATGGAGCTGTCGTTGCTGGCCTCGGGGAACACCCGAAGCCAAGCGCGCGCGCGCATCAACAAGATTCGGGGCACGACGGACTCTGCCCCATCCGGGAGCACGACGGACTCTGCTCCCGATCCCGAACTGGCCGGCGCCCTCGCCGGTCTTCTCCAAACCATCAGGGCATAGGAGTCCTACCATGAACAAGATGATGTTTACGGCGGCTGCCGCGCTTTCGCTCGACATGCCGCGCGCCGTTCACGCCACCCCCCGCGCCGATATCAGCGATCCCAAAGCGCTGATCGGCCAGCTCCAGGCTGCCTTCGAGGAATTCAAGGCGACCAACGACGCCTCGCTGGCGGCGAAGGTGGACGATGCGGTCGTGACCGCAAAGCTGGACGCGATCAACGCCGACCTGAACAAGCTCACCAAGGCGCTCGACGACCAGGCGGCGATCCTCGCCTCCAACAAGCTGAACGGCGGCGTCATCGGCGACATCCCGGCTTCCGACCCGGAATATGTCGTGGCCTTCAAGGCTCATCTCCGCAGCGGCGAGGTGCAGGCGGCAATGACCAAGGGGGTGGACGCCGATGGCGGCTATCTCGCGCCGATCGAATGGGACCGCACCATCACCAGCAAGGTCAAGCGGGTCTCGCCGATCCGCGAGAATTCGCGGGTGATCAGCATCTCGACCGCGGGCTTCAAGAAAAACTTCAGCGACCGCGCGATCGGCTCGGGCTGGGTCGGGGAGACGGCGGCCAGGCCGGCCACGACCACGCCGGCGATCGGTCAGCTCGACTTCGTGCCCGGCGAGATCTACGCCAACCCGGGCATCTCGCAGCAGCTGCTCGACGATGCTGCCGTCGACCTCGAGGTGTGGTTGTCGGACGAAGTGGACGGCGAGTTCGCCAAGCAGGAGAATATCGCTTTCCTGTCCGGCAACGGCACGAACAAGCCCTACGGCATCCTCACCTTCGTGACCGGCGCCGCCAATGCCGCCAGGCACCCGTGGGGCGCGATCGCCGTCGTCAACAGCGGGCATGCCACCCAGGTCACGGCCGACGCGCTGATCAGCCTGATCTACAGCCTCCCCGGGGAGTTCCGCGGCAACGCGAAGCTCTACACCAACCAGCAGACGCTGGCCGCCTTCCGCAAGCTGAAGGACGGGCAGGGCAATTATCTGTGGCAGCCGGCGTTCGCGCTGGGCCAGCCCTCGACGCTGGCGGCGGCGCCGGTGGTGGAGGTGCCGGACATGCCCGACATCGCCGCCGCCGCAATCGCCGCCCTCTACGGCGACATGGAGCAGACCTATCTGGTGGTCGACCGGGTCGGAATCCGGGTGCTGCGCGACCCGTTCACCAACAAGCCCTTCGTCCATTTCTACACGACGAAGCGGGTGGGGGGCGGTGTCCAGAATCCCGAGCCGATGCGGGCGCTCCAGATCGCCGCTTGAGCGGCCATCGCTCGACGAAGAGAGAGGCGTCGGGGTTTCGCCCCGACGCCTTCTTCGCATCAGGAAGCGGCGGGATGCACCCGCCGTTTCCCCATGTGAAGGAGATCGTCATGGCAGTAACCAAGGGAAGCGCCGGCACCGCTGCGCCGGCCAGAAGCAGGGGCGCCGCCGCGACGGTCGCCCGCAGCGTCGATACTCGCAACGTGAAGACTTCCGATCGTCCCGGCGTGCCCGACACGGCGGGAATGTCCGAGGACACGTTGAAAGCGGCCGCCGCCACGGACATGGAGGCTTCGGGCGCTTTCCAGGAACCGGAGATCAAGTCGAGGATCGACGTCGACCATCCTGCGGTCGACAACGCCCCGCGTCAGGGTCAGCCCGCGGACGCGAATCGCATCGACTTCAACGACCCGACCAAGACTGGCGCCGAAGCCGTCGCGGACAATATGAAGGACCAGGGCGGCCGCTGAGCCGGCGGACGACCGGAAACCATGGGGCCGACGGGAATGAGATATTCGATCAGGACCGTCGGCCCCCTCGCTCCGGCGGAGGTCATCCCGCCGGTCATCGACCTGGCGGAGGCGAAGGCGCATCTGCGAGTCGACTTCGACGACGACGACGACCTGATCTCCGCCTATCTGGCGGCGGCTCAGGACCATGTCGAGCGGCATACCAGCCAGGTGCTGACGCCGCGCGAGATGGAGCTTTCGCTGCACGGCTTTCCCGCCGCCTCGAGCGGGCGGTGCGGCAGCCAGGACATCGTCATCCCGCGCGAGCCGGTGACGGCGATCACGGCGATCTCCTATGCGGACGCCGACGGCGTGGCGGCCGAGCTCGACGAGGCCGACTGGCGGTGGAGCGAGGGCGCGGCGGACCTGGTCCTGCCCACCTACGGCACAAGCTGGCCGACCGCCTATGACGAGCGCGGCAGCGTCAGGGTGAGGTTCGAGGCGGGCTATGAGGAAGGGCTCGCGCCGGCGTCGCTGACGGCGGCGGTGAAGCTGATGCTCGGCCATCTCTATCTGAACCGGGAGAGCGTGGTGACGGGAACCATCGCCACCGAGCTGCCGGCGGGCATCGCCGCTCTGTGCGCGCCCTATCGGCGGGTGATGCTTTGATGGGGATGAGCGGGAGGCGCGAAGATGCGCGCCGGTAGGCTGAGGGACCGGGTCACGCTTCGGCGGCAGACGAACATCGAGACCGGCAAGGGCGGCTATACGCAGGCGTGGACGACGGTGGTGGGAATGGAGCGGATCCACGCCGAGGTAATCGGGCAGAGCGGCCGCGAGTCGGTGATCGCCAGCACGCTTCAGGGCGTCGCCACCTACCAGATCAATATCCGCTTCCGCTCGGGCGAGACGGCGCCGCAGGCGAAGGACCAGATTATCTGGCACGCGCCTGGCGGCGACGTCGAGCTGAACGTGATCGCTCCGCCGGTCGACCGCTACGGGACCCGGGTGGAGCTGCAAATCTTCGCCGACACTTCAACACCACAGGGAGCATGAATATGGCCGACAGGAAGACCGAGCTGGTCCACGCGACCCGCGATTTCAGCAACGCCGCCATCGGCAGCAAGAGCCGCAACGAGGAGTTCCAATACGACCTCGACGGCGACCCCGAGAAGCTGGGCAAGCTTGGCCTGGTGAAGAAGGGCCCCGCGCCGAAGGACGATTCGGCGCCGCCCGCCGCGGCGGCGGATAAGCCGGGGAAATAGGGTGACCGTTCGAGGGCGCCGGGTGCGGGGCGACCGGGCGTTCACGCGCCTGATGCGCCAGCTCCCGGAGTCAGCCCGCGAGGAGGTTGTCGCCGATCTCGACGCGGCCGGCGATCAGATACTGGCCGCGCAGCGCGCGTCGGCGCCGGGGCGAAGGTTGCCGGCGGCGCTGTCCAAGCGGGTCTACCGGCGGACGCTTCGGCTGCGCGTCGGGCTGCTCGGGCGCGCCGTCAACCGCCGGCTGTTCTTCGCCGCGATCGTCCATGGCGGCCGCAAGGCGCAGACGGTGCAGGCCCGGCGTTCGACCAGGAGCGGGAAGATCAGCAGCTACCAGTTGCGGGTGCGCGCGAAGGCACCGCAGCCATTCGTCTTCTCCGAGCGGGTTCGCGCGATCCGGAACACACTGGGCGGTCGGATCAGGACCTTCTGGGAGCGGACGCTGGCGCGGGCGGCGCGAGGAGTGGGCGATGCCTGACCTGAAGCTGGCGGCGCAGGTCGCGATCTACGAGGTGCTGAGCGCTCTGCCGGCGCTCGCGCCCTTCTACCAGCATGTGCCCGGGGAGACGCAGCCGCCTTATTCGCTGATCGGCGACATGAGCACGACGCCGATGGGCGGCAAAAGCGGCGGCCTCGACCGGATCGACTTCGAAATCCTTCATTATGTGCGCGAGCCGGGGCGGGAGTTCCTGACGCCGCGCATGGCCGCCGCGCGCGAGGCCCTGGAGGGCCAGGCGCTGACCGCGGACGGAGTGGAGCTGTCGCCGCCCGTGTTCGAAGGCGAGGACGACGGGCTGCTCGAGGACGGGCAGACCTACGAAGGCGTGCAGCGCTTCTCGCTGTTCGCCCAGCCTGCATGATTTTCTGAAAGCGAGGAGGAAGGACGATGGGTAAGAGGCTTGGCAACGACCGGCGGCTCTGGGTGAAGAATGCCGCCGGCACGACCTATTACGAGGTGAAGGGCAATCAGCAGCTGTCGATCAGCCGCTCCAGCGCCACGTTCTCCACCGGCACGAAAAGCGATTTCCCCTACGATCCGCAGTCGCCGGGCACCCGCGCGCTCACGCTGCAGGGAAGCTTCCTGCCGGACCTGCCGGACGCGAATGGATATGAGCGCATCATCGAGGTCGGCCGCGCCGGCACGATCGCGGCGCTCGATCTCCAGGTCCGCAAGGGCGGCAGCGCCGGCGCCGATCCCGCCGACGTCGAGTTCGAGTGTTCGATGTTCGTCACGCAGGACGACAGCACCGCAAACCAGAACGCCCCCTACGAGAACAACTTCACCTTCGTCATGGCGGCGGCGCCGACGGTGGACGAGCTGAAGTAATGGCCGACTTAGAGAAAGCGACCGACGTGAACGCGCGGGGCGAGCTGACGATCGACCTGGGCGACGGCGGCGAGCTCGGGCTTCGGCCCGACCATGAGGCGATCGTCGCGATCGAGGCGCAGCTGCGGCCGCTTCGCCGGCTCGTGGTCGACGCGAACGACATGGCGCTCACTCTCGTCGAGCAGGCGGTGATCACGACCGAGCTGATGCGCGGCTACGGCCGCGCCCATCCCGACGATCCCCGGATCGCCACCTATCGCGAGGCGCAGCCGAAGCGGATCGGCGAGCTGATCCACGAAGTGGGCTCGCTCAAGGTGTGCCCGCGCCTGCTGGTCGTCCTCGCGGGGGCGCTGACCGGGGGCTATACCGCGTCGGGGGAAGCGAAGCCGAAGGGGAAGACGGCGTAGATCCTCTTCGGCGCAAGCAGGGGCTGGCGATGGCGGCGTTCCACTGGACCGCCGCCGACTTCTACCGATCGACGCCCCACGAATTTTTCAGCGCCTATGAGGCGCTCAGGGAAATGAACAAGCCGCCGGAGGATTCCGGCGGCGGCAAGTGACAGCGGAGAGAGCGAATGGCGGCAGCCGGTCAGCGCGACGTCAGGCAGCTGCTGCTGCAGGTCGACGCCTCGGTCGCGCTCGCGCAGCGCAATGTCGCCCAGCTGACGGCGCAGGTGCAGCGCGATTCCGACCGGATGGACCGATCGCTGGCGGGAGTAGACGCGGCGACGGCGCGGCTCGGCGCCGGCTTCTCCCGGCTGCAGAACCTGGCCGGATCGCTCGGCGTGTCGCTCGGCGTGGGGGCGGTGGTCAATTTCGGCCGGTCGATGCTGGGCGCGGCCGACGACCTTCAGGCCGCCGCGGACCGGGCCGGGGTCGGAGTCGAGCGGTTCCAGACGCTGCGCGAGGCGCTGCGGACGCTCGAGGTGCGCGGCGAGACCGTCGACAAGATGTTCGAGCGGCTGCTGTCGACGCTCGGCGACGTGCAGAACGGGGTCGACAACGGCTCCACGCAGGCGATCGAGCGGCTCGGGATCAAGCACCGGATCCTCAACGGCGAGATCGCGACCTCCGACCAGCTGCTCGACGCCATCGCCGAGGCCTCGCAGCGGGCCGGCTCGCAGGCGCAGTTCGCCTCGGAGATGGCGGCGATCTTCGGGCGGCGGATGTCGGGCCAGCTGGTGCCCGCGCTTCGCGACGGCGGCGGCGCGCTCCACGACCTCGAGCAGGCGCTGCACGACAGCGGCAGCGTCGTCGAGGAAGAGATCATCGCCAAGTTCGCCGCCGCGAACGAAACGCTCGACCGCTTCTGGGCCTCGAGCCAGCGCAACGCCATAATCTGGTCGGCGGCGATCATCGCCGAGATCGAGGAAGTCGGCCGAGCGATCGAGGACAGCCTGCCCGACCTCGGGCGGGTGTGGGACAATGCCGCCTTCGCCTTGTCGATGGCGGCCGGCCAACCCGACGTGTCGATCCTGCTCAACCGCCCCGCCGAGACGGCGGCCCGCGCCGAGCAGGAGCGGCGGCGGCAGGCGCGCGAGGCCCCC